TTGGAGTATTGGCTGATAAATGGAAATTTTTGCTGTCGGAACCATTTGATACATCTGAAAAATGCTGCCACATCATGAAGAAAAATCCATTTAAGAAATATGCGAAGAAGACAGGAAGAAAGCCGTACATAGGCGTGACGCAGGACGAAGGTTTTATGAGAGCGCATCAGTATGCACACACCGGATGCAACGTATATGACGGAAATACTATTAAAAGCCAGCCTTTAGGATTCTGGACGAGACAGGATGTACTTCGGTATGTGGTGGAAAATGATCTTCCGATCTGCTCTGTATACGGGGACATCAAACAGACTCCATGCGGGGAGTATTACACGACTGGTGAACAGAGGACTGGCTGCATGTTTTGCGGATTTGGGGCGCATTTAGAGAGTTACCCCAATAGATTTCAGAGAATGTCTGAGACCCATCCAAAGCACTATGAAATATGCATGAATCTCAAAAATAATGGTGTGAGCTACAAAGATGCATTGCTGGAATGCGGAGTCGAAGTTGAAACATGGAGACGAGCAGGCCAGATGGAGATCACAGACTTTCCGGAGGTGATGCCATGATACAGATTTTAGAATTGTTCGGTGGTATAGGATCACCGAGGTGCGCGTTGCGTAACCTCGGGATACCGGTAAAAGCCATTGATTATGTGGAAATAGACGAAAAAGCAGTCAGAAGCTATAACGCAATGTTCGCCAGTGACTTGCCATACAAGACGCAAAGTGTAGTCGGCTGGAATCTGAAGCCGGATATACTGATACATGGCAGTCCGTGCCAAGATTTCAGTATTGCCGGTAAACAGAAGGGCGCAGATCAGAGGGAATTGTACAGGCAGACCGGTAGAGACGAACACATTCTGGCAATGTCAGCATATGCCTATTCAGAGGCGATTGTGAAAGGTGGCGTAGTATGAGGCTGATTGATGCAGATGCGCTGGTTGAGGGCAGAGTTGAGAATGATCCAGTTGTGATTGCGGCAAAATGCACACCGACCGCCTATGATCCGGACAAGGTTGTGGAGCAGTTGGAAGAACGGACAACATTCCTGAAGGAATGCACAAAATATGGGAACAAGGATGCGGAACAGCAAGAAAAGTCATATGCCACCATGATGATGTATGAAGTTGCATACTTGGTAGATGATCTGCTGGAAATCGTGAAAGGCGGTGGAGTAGATGGACAGGATGGTTGATAGATATGAAGTGATATCAAAGATAAGGGTATTAAATGTTGGCGGCAAGGATGAAGAAAACATATTTTATGACGTTGTAAAAAGAATACTTATAAGTCTAATAAAAAATATGGAGACAGCTTATGATCCGAATGAAGTCATAAAACAATTGTTAGACTACTTACGGGACAAATTAGATGATAATGAAATAAATATGGTCTGTGAGATTGTGAGAAAAGGTGGAATAGATGATGATTAAACCGATTCTGATGAATACAGAGATGGTGAGAGCAATTCTGGACGGACGGAAGAGTTGTACCAGAAGAATTATAAAACCGCAATTGGAAGAGTGTCCGCATTGTAAGTATGTGCACAACGAATACATATACGACAAACTGGCAGAGAACGTATACTGTGCAAGATGTGGCTATCCTCTGAAACCGAAAAGAAGATCGCCATATCAGCCGGGTGACCTACTGTATGTTCGAGAAACATGGCAGTATCTATATGAATTGGATGGAAATGAACAGGTCATTGAGGATACGGGGAAATATTATTATGCAGCAACAGATACAATCCCGTTCGATACATATGTTGATGAAAATGGAGTGAAACACGATCATGCGCCGTTGCGACCATCCATCCACATGCCGAAAGAAGCGGCGAGAATCTGGCTGAAGGTTACGGATGTACGGGTGGAGCGGTTGCAGAGCATTACCGTAGAGGGAGCGATCAAAGAAGGAGCAGAAGGAGAAAACTGCCACCATACAAATGCAGGAGCATTCGGATGCACCGACTGTATGAATACCGGATGGATTGTACCTCCACAGATTGAATTTATGCAGATCTGGGATTCGACCATCAAGAAATCTGATCTTGACCGCTACGGCTGGGATGCGAATCCTTACGTCTGGGTGATTGAGTTTGAGCGGTGTGAGAAACCGCAGGAGGTAAACGATAATGATTAAGATTTTTGCCGGAATAGGCATGGGTTGGGTGATCTATGTTGCATACATATTACTGAAATGCAGTTGGGAAAGAATCAAAAGATGGAGAAAAAATGGATGCAAGGTCAAAATGCTCTGTAAACCTCACATATACGATTTTTACTTTTTATGGCATGGTGATGGAGAACTAACTCTGAAGTGTAAAAAATGTGGAAAAGTCAAGAGACTGTATGTTGATGTGGAATCATTCAAAGGAGTGTTTGACAAAGTATGAGCAAAAAAGTAAAGTGCTGTGAATGCGATTGTCTGATGCAGTGGGCACTTCCACAGAAAATTACAAAAGACAATTATGAGTATGCGAAAAGCTGTCTGGACTACGCAAAAAGAACAGGAGTGTGCGGCATAACTAGCAAAACAAAATTGAAGACGCATGAGCAATATTGCAAGTATTTTGAGCCAATTGTTTTAAGAACAGACGAAAACGAACGAATAAAACGGTTGGAAGAAAAAATCAGAAAATATGAGAAGGAGAACGGACTATGAGAGAGTATGTCATTGACGGTATTCGGATTGGTAATTTTGCATTGATCGAAAGCTTTTTCCTGTCTGATGATTTGGATATTCACAGAGTTACTATTGGATATTTTTTGAAATGAATTGCTGGAGGTGTAGGATGGAGAGATTAACACAAACAAGTGACAAAGGTGGCGTTGCTTTTACTTTTGATTTGACCATATCCTGTGAGCCGAATGAAGCTAAGAAGATTTTGAAAGTAGCTGAGAAATTAAAACAATACGAAGATCTGGAAGAGCAGGGAAGGCTGCTGCGGTTGCCGTGCAAGGTGGGAGATAGCGTGTATAGATTTGGGTATGCTGACGGAAAAGCGTATAAAGTGCAAAAACTGGTAATCAGAACCCTAGCAAATTTGGTTGCGATTATGGAAAGTGGAGAATTTGGCAAATCAGTATTCCTCTCTCTGGAGGAGGCAGAAAATAAATTGAAAGAAATGGAGACCGCATGAGCAGAAAAGCAATTCCGAAAAAGACAAGGCTGGCACTGTATGAAAAATATAATCACAGATGCGGCTACTGTGGCTGTGAGATAGCCTATAAGGACATGCAGGTGGACCACCTTAAGCCGGTATATGTGCACGGTGAATATCTGGGTGATATGGATTCAGAGCAATTAAACGACATATCAAATTTTATCCCGGCATGTAGGCAGTGCAATTTGTACAAGTCATCTTTCGAGCTGGAAAAGTTCCGAGAACGCTTAAAGGTTACGATGATGGAAAACCTCAGGAAGGATTTCCGGTACCGGCTGGCAGTGAAATATGGATTAATAGAAGAAAAAGAACATCCGATTGTGTTTTATTTTGAAAAAATGGAGGAAAAATCATGAGTTTTAAGGAATTTGTTAGATGGTGCAATGAAAGAGCGTGTGATGGATGCTGGGGAATGAGTGAAGCTATCACTTGCATTGAAATTATACATGAGGTTAAAGAAAAACCTTTTTGGAAAAGAGAAAAATATTGGAAAGAGAAATTTGAAGGCTATGTATTGAACTTGATCGTTAATCCAATAGAAAAAATGATGGCAGAACTGGAGGAAAGCCATGACTGAGAGTGAAGCAATTAAAGCATGTAATACAATTGTTTACGCAGCATTATCAGGCATCCCAAGAGCGCCGCTTAACATGACCAAAAACGAACTTGCAGAAGCAATAAGGATGGCGGTCAAAGCGTTGGAAGAGGTAAGAGCCCTTCAGGATCGCTTTGTAGATGTATCCATTCGACTGGGCGAATATATGGCGATTGGCACACCGGAAGAATGTCGGGAGGCTATGGAGAAGCAAAAAAGGAAGCTTGTGAAAAATCCATATGGAACAAGCTATATCTGGAAAGCTGGATATTGCCCTGTATGTGGCTGCGGAGTTACAGCAAGATGGGATTATTGTCAATGCTGTGGGCAAAAACTAAGCTGGGAGAATCATGATGTCACGAAATAAAGAGGAACGAGCAAGAATGGAGGGCATGGCACAGGCTCTACGAATTGCCAAGGCAAAAGGCGTTGAAGGACTTGAAGAAGAATTGCGAATGCGGAATATTGTTGATCTTCCGTGCGCTGTTAGTAAGTCTGCTATGAACGAATGCATCATGCGGATAAAGAACAACACAGTTGATACAGTCACTATTTTATCGGCATATATTCTTCACGAAAAATTTGGTTTTGGGAGAACAAGACTAGACAGATTTATTCATGAATTTAATTTTCAGGCAGAATGCCTTATGGATGATTATTTCACATGGGATGACCAGATCGAAGTTCTCCGGCAGGAATGCGGACTTGATCTGAATATCAGAAAGAACGATAAGGATGTGAGAATTTAAGATGGATTGTAATAAATTTAGAAAGGAAATGGCAATTGAAAGAAAAAGTTTTATAGGAAAGAAAGTGGGCAGACTATTTGTTGCAGGACGCGCCGATGACATCATATCTCAAGACGGAAAAAGAACTATTCGATATAAATGCCTGTGCGACTGCGGAAATGAAACGATTGTAAGAAAAGCGCAGATAGCAAAAGGAGGAACTAGGTCTTGCGGTTGCATACAGAAAGAAATTGCAGCAGAGCGTCAAAGAACTCATGGATTATCTGAAAAATCTGGAAGATTATATCCTCTATGGAAAAGTATTAAATATCGTTGCTATTCAAAGACATCAAAATCCTTTCAAAATTATGGTGGAAGAGGCATTGAAATGTGTGATGAATGGAAAAACGACTTCAAAGCATTTTATGACTGGGCTATTGAAAATGGTTACAAAGAAGAAAAAACAAGCAAGGGAATTAACGTACTTACTATAGACAGAATTGACGTTAATGGAAATTATTGTCCAGAAAATTGTAGGTTTGTGACCAATGATGTACAGGCAAAAAATAAAAGAAATTCTATGACATATAGTGAAAAACACGCTGTATGTCCTGTATGCGGTAAAGAATACGAAAGATTATCAAGAAAAGGGCATGACACATGCAGTCGTACTTGCGCAAGAAAACTTTATTCCATCAACCATCCTAACATAAAGGATTATACAAAAATTTGTCCTATATGTAAAAAGGCATTTAATGCTAAAAGAGGAGGACATTTCAATGATGCTGTGTATTGTAGCAGAAAATGTAAAAATTTATCTTGCTCCCCGATTTGGGAGTATAAAGGAGAATCACACAGAGTTATTGAATGGGCTGAAATAGTAGGTATAAATGCACACTGCTTGTTGCACAGAAAAAAATTGGGATGGACTATTGAGGATATATTGACAATCCCATTGAAAGGCAGAAGAAATGTCGAATATTAATTATAAAAAACTGTATGCAATAAAAGAAAATAACCGGAAGCGAATACTAAAGGTTTGTCCGGATATGAAAAATCAAAGCGGTATTTACTTCTACACAAGAGAAGATGAAAACGGAATATCGTACTTCTATATCGGCCAAAGTGTTGATTGTTTAGAGAGAAACATTTCTCATCTATCTGGATATCAGCATATAGACTTGTCAATTAAAAAGAGAGGGTTTTATAGCGAAGATAATCCGTATGGGTGGAAACTTAATTTTATTCATTATCCAGAAAGGGAGCTTGATAGATGGGAACAATATTGGATTTTGGTATATACAAAGAAAGGTTATCAATGTAGATATAACAAGACATCTGGTGGTCAAGGGGATGGGAAAGAGAAAATAAATGAATTCAAACCATCAAAGGGCTACAGAGACGGGATTCAACAGGGCAGAAAGAATATGGCTAGGGAATTATCATCTATCGCAGAAAAGCACCTTAAAATCGAGTTGAGAGCAGATAAGGCTAATAATAAGGTGTCACAGAAACAGTATGAGAAATTTATGGATTTATTGAAAGCGGGTGATTCAGAGTGAGCGGTGGAAGTTGGAACTATTTATACTCAAAAGAGATTGACGACCTCATGCAGTGCAGCAACATTGAATTATTGGAAGAAATGTCTGATTATCTCAATCAAAACGGATACGAAGATGTGGCAAAAGATACAAGGCGGTTAGTTGAATATATCAAATCAGCTAAAATAAGAGTGGAAACACTCTTTGAAATGTTAAGTCCTGTTTTCAAAGCTGTTGAATGGTATTGTAGTGCAGATTGGGGCAAAGATAGAGTTGATAAAGCAATAGAAAAATACAGGAATGGAAAGGGCGATTCGGAATGAAGATTTTGAGTAAGAAGAAATACAATAAACTTATTGAAGATTTTGAGGAATTGCAGGAAAAGGTCAAGGAACTTGAAAGGATAAACGAGAGTATCGGGAAAAAGTTGGAAGATAAAAAGACGAGTTACAAGCTGAATAGTGGAAATGATTTCTGCTTTAAATGCAAAAACTCTTACATATACAAGACATATTGGGGAGTGACAGAAATCGAAAAATGCGGTTGCTTGCTTGATGTGTCTTGCGAGAGCTTTAAGAGAAAAGAAAGCGAGTGATTCAGAGTGATAACTGAACGAGATGAATGCTGCGGTTGTGCAACGGAATCGTATCCTTGCCTTGGAGATAGCTGCCCTAGAAGACATACGGTAGTGCTGATCTGCGACGAATGTGGGGATGAAGTAGAAAAATTATACAAAGTGGACGGAATGCAGTTATGTAGCAGATGCGCTTTGAATGAACTGGAGGAAGTTGATTATGAAAGAGAAAGAGGCTATTGAATATCTGAAAACAAAATATTTGCACCCAGATAGTCCAGCTAATCCGTCAAAGGAGTTATGCATTATGCATAATGAGGCTCTTGATCTGGCAATTGCCGCTTTGAAAGAAGAGGATAAGCGGAAGAAAAAGAGTGTTACGTTAGAGCAGATCAAGGAAATTGTTGACTATTTGAATCAGGTATGCGGAACGAAATACAAATACAATAACAAGCAGACACAATCTTACATAAATGCCAGATTTTCCGAAGGATATACGATGGAAGATTTCAAGAACGTGATCGACAAAAAGGCAAAGGAATGGAAAGGTACGCAGTTTGAACAGTTTTTGAGTCCCGGAACGCTGTTTTGCACCAAATTTGAGAGATACGTTAATCAGAAAGAGAAAGTCTTCAGACCAAAAGGACAGCAGGACATTTTAGGCGAGTGGAGGGATAGTTAATGACTAGAGAAGAGACTCAAAATCTTCTGGCAATGATGCAGGCAGCATATCAGAATTACAATCCTCCAAGCAAAACAGCTGCGGTAAATGTCTGGCATATGATGTTGCAGGACTTTGACTGGAAGCTTGTGCAGGCAGCATTTGTGGCATTTGTCAGAGAAAACGCCAGCGGATTTCCTCCATCACCTGGGCAGATCGTCGAAAAAATTCAATTGCTCACTAAACCAGAAGATTTGAATGAAATGGAAGCATGGGCGTTGGTGAGTAAGGCTATCAGAAGGAGTGCTTATAATAGTCGGGAAGAGTATGAGAAGCTGCCAGAATCCGTGCAGAAAGCCGTAGGCTCCTCAAATCAATTGTACGCATGGGCAATGGACACAGAATACAATGAAAGTGTAGTGAGCAGCCATTTTGTCAGATGCTATCGGACAATTGTTGAGCGTGAGAACACAATTGCAAAGATGCCGGAGAATATCCGGAAACTTATAGGACAGGTAAACCAGAAATTAGATGGAATAGAAAGCAATGCATATAGCATAGAAGAAAAATAAATATCGGAAGGAGTAGCGAGGTTTGTCCGGACAATAAAGCTAGCTTTACTCCGAAAGATTATGTCTAAAAATTCGATTTACGCTAAAAAATTACGGGAAAAAAGGCTCATGAATGGTTTGTGCCAAATATGCGGAGAACCATTAGATAGGGAAGGTGCATTGTGCAAAAAATGTTTGAAAGAACAGAATCAGTATAAGAAAGACACAAGAGATTGGCTGCTTGCTCACAAAATTTGCCCTAAATGTGGAAAAAATGATATTTTCGGAGATGAAAAATCTTGTCCTGAATGCAGGGCAAAAGAAAATAGATATGTAATGAAAAGCCGGGAGGGTGATGGAAGATTAGAATACAACAAAAAGCACAGGGAATGGGCGAAAAAAGAACATCACAGACGTATAGAAGCTGGGATTTGTACTAGATGTGGTAAAAGAAAAGCAGATTATGGATTTAAAACTTGCGGTATATGCAGAGAAAAAATACGAAACCAGAAAAAAAGACTAACGTTTAGCAATAAACGTGATAACCGTGTAAAAAATGGACTGTGTTTCTTTTGCGATAGCCCTGTAAAAGAAGGGTATAAAGTCTGTGAAAAGCATTATGAAATGAATGTACAGAAGGCAAGGTCTAAAAAAGCGAAAGAAGCCAGAAATAAACTGGAAAAATCAGGAATATTATATTGAGAGGTGTGGCTTATGAGGTCGAATTTTAACAGACTAAGTAAGCCGGAAGTTGATCTTATAATTAAAAAAACAAATTTTACAGAAGAGGAAGAAGTGATTTTTCATATGCTCTGTCGCGGAAAGAGCCTGGATCAAATATGTTTAGAAACATTTCTTCCAAAATCTACACTATGCCGTAGGATTCATTCAATCAAAGAAAAGGTAGGAGATGATAAGGTGAAAAAGCAGGTTCCAATTTGGGAAAAAGTGACACTTACATTAGAAGAGGCTGCGGAATACAGCAACATAGGAATTAACAAAATAAGAGAGCTTTCAAATAATCCTCGATGCAATTTTGTGATTTTTGTTGGGAAAAAGCGGTTAATTAAAAGAAAAGAATTTGAGAAATACATTTCTGAGAATATGGAATTGTAGACTTTTGAAGCCTTGTGTGATAATATTTAATATTGCATAAGGCTTTTCTCATAAAGAAAGGAGAGGCGAAACGTGGGAAAAGACTTGAAGGGAAAAGAACTTGGATCTGGAATCAGTCAGAGGAAAGATGGATACTATATTGGGCGGTATACGACAAGAGACGGGAAACGAGTTCAAAAAATTTTTAGAAAGTTGCAAGAGTGCAGGAAATGGGTTGCGGATTCTCAGTATTTAGAATCACATTCCAATATAGATTTTCCGGTGAATATGCTTGTTTCCGAGTGGTACAAATACTGGATAGCTGTAAAAGAAAAGACCGTTAGATTAAACACTCTTGACAATTATATAGACCGATACAGAATGAATATAGAACCTGTATTGGGACAAAAATTGTTGCGTGATGTAAGCACGATAGATTGTCAAAGAGTATTGAATAGGATGGCAGATGAAGGATATAAAAACACTTCCATTATGCAGGCGAAAGCAACTTTACACAATATGCTAGATTATGCATATCAGAATAATGTTTTGAGCAAAAATCCTTGCACAAAAGTTGTTCAATATAATATTGGCGAAAAATCGTCAAATAGAGAGGCACTTTCAATTGATGAGCAAAGAAAAATACTTAAAGCTATTTCTGGGAACAAGTACGAAAAACAATATCGTTTTGCATTGCAGACGGGTCTACGCGCCGGAGAACTAATTGGCCTTGAATGGAAAGATGTAGATTTTGGGAACAAAACAATTTCAGTCAAAAGGACATGCAGATACAAATACAAATTAAAGGAATGGCGAATAGGAGATCCAAAAAGCAAAAATGGAAAACGAACAATACCACTTACAGAAGAAGCATTTGAAATTTTGAAGGAGCAAAAAAAAATAGACAATGGCTTAAAAGTGTTAGAGTTCAAATGGAAAGATACAGTTTTTTTAAGGCTTGATGGAAAGCCAGCTAATAACACAGAGTTGGATATTGAGTTGTATACTGTATGCAAAAAGAATGGACTTTCTAAAATATCAATGCATATTTTAAGACACACTTTTGCTACCAGATGCGCAGAAGCAGGAATGATTCCGAAAACATTGCAAATGATATTGGGTCATTCTAATATAACAACGACAATGAACATATATGTTCATGCCACGGAAGATCAGAAAAAGAAGGAAATGAATATGGTTGAGGAAGCTCTTAGAGTGGTGTAATTGGTACATAATTGGTACAAAATGAATTTTTAATTTTCAAAAAACGTTGATAAATCAACAAAAAATGAGCAAAAAAGAAAAAATTAAAATTATTGAGAAAAATATACTTTGGAAGGAGCTGATTCTCAGTATAACTTGCTAAAGTCCTACAAATGCTTATATTTAAAGGATTTTTGATAATTTCATGTTCACGTAGTTCATTATAATTATTTATATTTTTCAATAAATTGGTACATAAATGGTACATAGAAAAGCCTTATGCGAATGAGAATATTATGAGAAGAAAACGAAAATTTTCTTCTCTTTTTTTATGCCAAAATATAAGCAGAAGGAGGGAGAAAAGAATGTTTTCAGATGAAATTTTAGAAAAAATTTTTGCCCGGAAAGAATTGCAGAGACTTGATTTACAGACACAATCAGAAGTCATTCATGCAATAGAGGAAGTTTTAGAGGAGGTAAAAGAAGATGCCAGTTCCGTATCAGAATAATATGTATCCTCAGATGCCATATGGCCAGCAGCAGTACGGTGTAAATTCTTACATTCCGTATATGCAGCCGAGATTTCAGCAGCCGGAAGTTCCAGTGCAGCAGGTTCAGCAACAGACTCAACCGGTGCAACAGATGCCAAGGGGACTTAACGGAATGGTCGTGCAGGCAATCGAAAACGTGACAGCTGATTGTGTGCCTATGGATGGATCAGCAGCTTTCTTTCCAAAACAGGACTTATCAGAAATCTATGTTAAAAGTTGGTGTGCTGATGGAACAATACGCACATTGACCTATAAACCGGTTCAACAAAATACGACCAAAGAAGTACAGGCTGACGCAGATAAAATGGCTTCTGGACTCGCACAGAACGTCACAGAGGTATTTGAAAGACATTTCAATGAACTTTCCGAAAAGATTGACCGGTTGGAACTGTCAATAGCCAGACCAGGAATAAAAGGAAGAACTGCCACAGTGAAAAAGGATGGTGAATCTGAATGAATCCGATGAATTTAATGCAGATGTTTCAAAATCCACAGCAGTTTATGCAAAACATTATGGGAAACAACCAGATCATGAGCAATCCAATGGCTAAAAATGCCGTGGAACTTATGCAGAAAGGGGATGCACAGGGAGTTGAGCAGATGGCAAGAAACCTGTGCAAAGAAAAAGGTCTGAATGCAGATGAAGTAATGCAGCAGATAAAAAGCAAATTTAATCTTTGATAGCATATTAGAGGTTTGTGCACAAAACCTAGGAAACCTCTTTATGAATATATTTTACGGAGGTAAATCTAATATGTTTAATGGCAACAACACACCTTTTACGATGCCGGTAATGCCTGCTAACACAGGTGGTTATGGAAACGGTGGAGCATGGGGAGACGGCGGATGGCTCTGGATCATCGTCGTATTCGCACTTCTTTTTGGCTGGGGAAACAACGGCTGGGGAGGATTTGGCGGAGGAAACGGCGGTGGTTATGTAGCAACAGCAGCTACTCAGGCAGACATCCAGCGTGGTTTTGATAATCAGGCGGTTATCAGCAAACTTGACGGAATTTCTAATGGATTGTGTGATGGTTTTTATGCCGTGAATAACGGTATGCTTAC